CAAGGTAGAATTACAAAAGTTCGCCGTAGAATTAGAAGAAACGCAAAGGGTCGTATTGTGGTTCAAAAGAATCGCAGACGCTCTGGTATTAAAGGTTATAGAATTTCAGGTAACACCGTAAAAAGAATACCTGCAACAGAAAGATTAAGAAAGGCTCGTTTATTAAAACGGTCTTGGAAAACAACTAGAAGAGCTAAATTACGCCGCACGATGTTGAAAAGAAAAATGTCAATGCGTAGGCGTGCATCAATGGGACTAAGATAAAATGCCATACGAAGTCATTAATAATAAAAGAAGTAAATCAGTTATTCGTGTTGTAGGTAATACCGCAACCAATGTTACATTGGCAGGTTTATCTACTGGTGCTGATGAAACAGTATCTAATGCCGCAATTGCTGGCATTCATTCATCAACGGATGGTGTTTGGAGAATTTATCGTGGCAATAGCACCTCTGGTGTTCTTGTCTTAGAACTGTTTGGTGAAAATTCTTTACCACTTGCACAACACGATATTGTAGTTGCAAACACAAGTTCTGCTAATCTACATATCACAAACTCTGGAACTGGCGGCACTTTAATTCTGTCGTTAAATAAAACTGCTGAATACAGTCCAGCATTAACAGGTATCTAACATGAAACTTATTACAGAAACAATTGATGATGTAAAGTATCTTACTGAAGCATCAGAAAATGGTAAGAAAAAACTTTTTATTGAAGGTACATTTTTAGTTGGCGAACAAGTCAATAAAAATAATCGTATGTATAAAATGGATACTCTACGCCGTGAAGTAGAGAGATATACAGACGAGTTTATTAATTCAAACCGTGCATTGGGTGAATTAGGTCATCCTGACACACCATCTATCAACCTTGAAAGAGTATCACATAAAATTGTTTCTCTAGTGGAAGATGGTAATTCATTTTACGGTAAAGCACTAATTCTTGAAACTCCATATGGACAAATTGTAAAAAACTTTATCGATAACGATATTCAAGTGGGAGTATCTTCACGAGCATTAGGTTCTCTAATGCAAACTAAAGAAGGATACAATTTGGTTCAAGATGACTTGCGCCTAGCAACTGCGGCAGATATTGTTGCGGATCCATCAGCACCAGGTGCCTTTGTTAACGGTATTATGGAAAACAAAGAATGGATGATGATTGACGGTAAGTTTGTTGAAGCAGACCATGACCGTTACAAAAAAACAATTCAGAGAGCTTCCAAATCACAATTAGAGGAAACCGCTCTTAAACTGTTTGAAAATTACCTCAGAAAACTTTAATTTTATAAATAAGAAATCATAAGGAGATTCCTAATGGCAACAAATAAACTCATGGAAGCCGCAGCAGAAATTCTTGCCGGAAGCAAGAAGTCCGCTCCAGCTATGCCACCAGAAAAATTACCAGGTGCTGATGCAGTAGACCTTGGCGGTCCTACTCCTCAAAATAGCAAGCCAGATGACGATTCTAATAAAATCGATGCAACTAAGGCTGCTAAGAGCGCCGCAGCTCCAACAACAAAACCTTCAGCTGCTTCTGCCGACAAGCAAGACACTATGAAGAAAGTTGCTGAAGAAGAAGAAAAACAAGATGAAGTTATTACCGAAGATGAAACTTTGGAAGAAACTTCTCACATGAAAAAAGAAGAAATGAAAAAGAAAATGAAAGAGGATATTGATTCATTGTTCTCTGATGATTCTACTATTTCTGAAGAATTCAAAACTAAAGCTGCTACAATTTTTGAAGCTCGTGTCATGGACCGTGTTCAACAAATTGAAGAAGAAGTTGAGTCAAAATATGCCTCAATGCTCGAAGAAGCAGTTGCAGAAATTAAGTCTGACCTAACAACTAAGGTAGATGACTACCTAAACTATGTTGTTGAACAATGGTTAGCAGACAACGAAATTGCAATTGAGTCCGGTCTCCGTGCCGAACTTACTGAAGAATTCATTGCAGGTCTACGCAATCTATTTGCAGAACATTACATCGATGTTCCATCTGAAAAGGTTGACTTGGTTGATGAACTTGCCACTAAAGTTGAAGAACTTGAAGGCAAACTCAACGAAGAAATCGAGCGTGGTGTTGGTTTTGCAAAAGCACTTGTAGAATCTCGCAAGAATGATATTACCCGTGAAGCTTGTGAAGGTCTCACAACAACTCAAATCGAAAAAATCAAATCACTCGCAGAGAGTGTAGAATTCTCCACAGAGGACGAATACAAAAATAAGATTGAGACAATCCGTGAGAACTATTTCCCATCTGGTGTTAAAAAGGCAGATGAGAAACAACTACACGAACAGGTAGAAGATACTGATGCTAAGAAGGTTGATATTAACGACCCTCTAGTTGCAATGGTATCACAAGCAATTTCTAAAACAAAAATTTAATTAAAGTAAAACCCTAAAGGAGAAACTTAAATGTATTTGTCCGAACAACTACAAAAGAAATGGGAAGGCGTTCTGGAGCACCCAGAATTAGCACCTATCAAGGACCCATATCGTAAAGCGGTTACTGCCGTTATTCTTGAGAACCAAGCTTCTGAGATGACAAAAGCAGCATCTGTTCTTAACGAAACAGGCCCAACAAACTCAATGGTTAACACAGTTGCATCTGGTGGTTTCGGTGGTTCTGCATCGTCACCTGTTGCAGGTTTTGATCCAATCTTAATCTCTCTAGTTCGCCGTTCATTGCCTAACCTTATCGCTTATGATATCGCAGGCGTTCAACCAATGACTGGTCCAACTGGTTTGATTTTTGCAATGCGTTCACGCTATGCAACACAAGGCGGTACAGAAGCTTTCTATGACGAAGCCAACGCAGGTTTCTCAGGCGCTGCTTCTCAAGCTGCTCTATCATTGCAGTCTAATACTGCAACTTCAGGTAATGTATTTGCGAACACCGTGTTCTCAAATCTTCCTGCAACAATGACAACTGGTGCTTCTGAAGCATTAGGTGATGGTTCTAACACATTCCAAGAAATGGCATTCTCAATTGAGAAAGTTACTGTTACTGCTCGTAGCCGTGCTCTCAAGGCAGAATACTCAATGGAACTCGCACAAGACTTGAAAGCAGTTCATGGTCTTGACGCTGAGACAGAACTCGCTAACATTCTTTCTAGCGAAATTCTTGCAGAAATTAACCGTGAAGTTATCCGCACAATCTACTCAACTGCAAAAGTTGGTGCTCAAGTAGGTACAACTACTGCTGGTACATTCGACTTAGACACCGACTCTAACGGTCGTTGGATGGTTGAAAAAGTTAAAGGTTTGGCATTCCAAATCGAGCGTGAAGCTAATACCATCGCTAAGCAAACTCGCCGTGGTAAAGGTAACATTATGATTTGTTCTTCAGATGTTGCTTCTGCACTTGCAATGGCAGGCATCTTGGATTACAACTCAGCTCTTGCATCAAATGTTTCATTGACAGTTGATGACACTGGCAACACCTTTGCAGGTACATTGTTTGGTCGTATCAAGGTCTATATCGACCCATACTTCCCAACATCATCTACATCTGAGTTCGCAGTTATCGGTTATAAGGGTTCTAACGCTTATGACGCTGGTCTGTTCTACTGCCCATATGTTCCTCTACAAATGGTTCGTGCAGTTGATACAGGTACCTTCCAACCAAAGATTGGTTTCAAGACTCGTTATGGTCTAGTTGCCAACCCATTTGCACAAGGTACAACTGTTGGCAATGGCACAATCAATGTAAACTCCAATGTTTACTATCGTGCTTTCAAGATTTCCAACTTGATGTAATCTCTAAAGTCTCGTTAATAATAATAACAATAAGAGACTTCCTTAAAAGACCCACCTTAAAAAGTGGGTCTTTTTTTTCGCATAAATAAAGATATGACAGCACTCGACAGAAATCCAACAAATCAAAATTTTTTACAACCTAATAAGTTTTCGTTAAACTTTAGTAGGTTGCCAAATACACAATTCTTTTGCCAGTCTTTATCTGTGCCAGGCATTTCTTTGTCTGAAATTCCACAAAATACTCCATTTGTTGACTTGTATTTACCTGGTGAAAAAGCAATTTATGATTTATTGAATGTTACATTTTTTGTTGATGAAGAATTGACTGCATGGAGAGAAATACACGATTGGATTCGTGCAATGACTTTTCCAACTGACTTTGCAGAATACAGAAACTTAGGTAATTTAAATAAAGTTTCTGGCATGAGAGCATCTTTGAAACCGCAATACTCTGATGCATCAATTACCATTTTATCATCCGCAAACAAACCTCATTACAGGTTTAAATTTTACGATGTGTTCCCTACAACACTATCTACATTTATTATGGCAGCGTCTGATAGTCCCGACAGTCAAATTACGGCAGACGGAACATTCAGGTACAGTTACTACGATATAGAAAAACTTATCTAAAAACGCTTGACAATCACCGTCAATTAGTGTATTCTCCTCTGAAGGAGGCTTTTATTATGAGCAAATTAGACGAACTATTGGAAGAATGGCGTAAAGACGCCGATATTGACCGAACCGAACCTGGTAAGGCACTTCTTGATATTCCCAAATTACATAGTAAGTATTTGAACATACTTTCAAGGCACCGTTTGCTTTCGAAAGAAGCCGAGTTCAAGTATAATAAAATGAAAAAGATTAAATGGGAATACTACACAGGTAAATTAGATGATGATGATTTGAAGAAACATGGATGGGAACCTTTTCCATTTGTTCTCAAATCCGACCTATCTACATATATGGATAGTGATGAAGATTTAAACAAGTATCAGGCACAAAAAATTATGCATGATGAGATTGTTGATATTTGTACCGCTATACTTAAAGAATTAAACAGTCGCACATTTCAATTGCGTGACTTTATAGCATGGGAAAGATTTATTCAAGGTGTCTGATATTATTCTTCATAAAAAGAATGAAGCATTTATACAGTTTGAGTGTGATAAAGGTACTGCACAAGAACTGAGTGATTACTTTACATTCTATGTACCAGGTTATCAATTTACACCTGCATACAAATCTCGCATGTGGGATGGTAAGATTAGACTTGCTGACTTGCGGTCATTTACCATTTATCATGGTCTTGTTCCTTACATTCAAAAATTCTGTGATGAAAGAGAATACACATTAGAAATTGATTCTGATGTGTCTGCCACAGAAAACTACTCATTGAATGAAGCAAAGGAATTTATTGAGACACTAAACTTACCACATGAAGTCAGAGACTATCAATTAAAGTCTTATGTTTATGCGATACGCAACAAGCGTATTTTACTACTGTCACCAACGGCTAGTGGCAAAAGTTTAATTCTATACCTTATTGTTCGTCACCTTCAACAAGAACATAAAAGAGGTTTGTTAATTGTTCCTACAACCTCACTTGTAGAACAGATGTATAGTGACTTTGAATCTTATGGTTACAATTCAGAAGAATATTGCCATCGACAATATGCAGGTAAAGAAAAACATACAAACAAGTTTTTAACAATTACTACATGGCAATCAATCTATAAAAACGACAAAGAATACTTTGAACAATTTGACTTTGTTCTTGGTGATGAAGCACACCAATTTAAGGCCAAATCGTTGACAACTATTCTTTCGGGTTGCACAAGAGCTAAATATAGAATAGGTACAACAGGTACTTTAGATGGTACGCAAACACACCGACTTGTATTAGAAGGTTTGTTTGGACCTGTTTACAAAGCCACATCTACATCAGAACTCATTGAAAAGGGTCAACTTGCAGATTTTAAAATCAAATGTCTCATCTTAAAATATCCAGAGGCAACATGCAAGATGGCAAAAGAATGGGACTACAATACAGAAATCGATTACATAGTGCAGAACAAAGCACGAAACGATTTTATCCGAAACTTGACACTATCATTAGATGGTAACTCTCTTATTTTATTCCAATTTGTAGAGAAACACGGAAAAGATTTGTATGCCAATATTAAAGAACATGCGAAAAATAGGCATGTATTTTTTGTATTTGGTGGTACAGAAGTTGAAGTCCGTGAATCAGTTCGTTCAATTACTGAAAAAGAAAAGGACGCAATTATTGTGGCATCTTATGGCACTTTTTCTACTGGCGTCAACATTCGCAATCTACACAACATCATCTTTGCAAGTCCTTCTAAGTCAAGGGTTCGTAATTTGCAGTCTATTGGTCGTGGACTTCGTATAGGTGAAAACAAAACTGAGGCAACACTATTTGATATAGTCGATGATTTTCGTGTAGGCAAATTTGCCAATTACACATTGAAACATTTCATCGAGCGTGTTAAAATATATGATGATGAAAAATTCAACTACAAGTTTTACAACATAGAATTGAAAAATGGAACTAACACCTAACAATAACATTAAAATAGTAAGACTGCAAAGTGGTGAAGATATTATGGCAGATATTATACAAGATGAAGAAAATGATACCATCTTGTTAGATAACCCAATGCACATTATTTTTAAAAGAGTACCTACAGGTCAAACTGTAATGATGATGATGCCTTGGTTACCAATTGAGATTATTAAAGAGAATAATGCGATTGTATATTCAACAGACATTCTTACAATCATTGAACCGAAAGATGATTTAGTTCGTTATTACGGTAGTGTTGTGTCTGAAGCACAACTAAGAATGGAAGAAAAAAGAAACTTCAATGAAGAATACGATGATGAAGAAGAAGATGAGGAAGATATTGATGCAGAAGAATTATTTGAAATACTTAACGAAAAGAAGAAACACAACATACATTAACATTCAAAGGGAACACCGTGATGATACGCTGTGTCAAGCCTTTTGTCAACACTTAACCAGGTAAATAATATGAGTAAAGCGACTAAACATTATGTAAACAACGCCGATTTCCTTCAGGCGTTAATTGACTATCGTGATAAATGTGCGACAGCAAAGACAGAAGGTAAAGAGGATCCACAAATTCCAAACTACATTGGAGAGTGTTTCTATAAGATTGCAGACCACCTGTCTCGCAAACCGAATTTCATATCATATTCTTTCCGTGATGAAATGATTGCAGATGGTATAGAAAACTGCCTAATGTATTTCAGAAACTTTGACCCTGATAAATCAAAGAACCCATTTGCCTATTTCACACAAATCATTTACTATGCATTTCTTCGCCGTATTATGAAAGAGAAAAAACAACTCTATGTCAAATACAAGGCAACAGAACAGTTTGGTATTCTTGATGAACATGAAATGTTTGAAGATGAAAATGGAAATATGAGGCAGTTTGAATTGTATGATAACATTTCCGAATTCATTTATAATTTTGAAGAAAACAAACGAAAAAAGAAAGAAGGTAAAACCAAAGGTCTTGAAAAATTTATGGAAGAAGAATTACCTGAATAGTATTGACAACCTTTTAAAAAGGAGTTAGAATGGATAAGTTAAAGGTAGAACATCACCTTAAAGTTCTTGAAGATAGGCATAAAACTCTCAATAAGACAATTGATAATTTGGAAAAAGTAGGAACATATTCCGATTTTCAAATAGAGATTATGAAAAAACAAAGGTTACACCTGAAAGACCAAATAGAACACTATAAAAGACAGTTATGAAATTATGCATATTGGGTGATACTCACTTCGGTGCTCGAGGTGATTCTTTAGATTTCCACAAATACTTTCAAAAGTTTTATGATGAGGTATTTTTTCCACATCTACAACAAAACAATATTGAAGTAATCTTTCAAATGGGCGACTTATTCGACCGCAGAAAGTTTATCAACTTCAATACTCTCTACTTGTGCCGCAAATATTTTTTTGATAAATGCGAAACACTAGGCATTAAAGTTCACACACTTCTTGGCAACCATGATGTTGCATTTAAAAATACATTAGAAGTAAATTCAACTGGTCTACTTTTAAATGAATACAACAATATCGAATACTACGATGAGTTTGATACCGTAGAGTTTGATGGTGTCGAAATTGATGTAGTGCCTTGGATATGTGATGATAATGTCGATGCAATATTCGATAGAATGAAAGAATCAAAGGCACAAATTTGTTTCGGGCACTTTGAGATTGCCGGTTTTGAAATGGACAGAGGCAATGTTTGCGATACAGGCCTTGACAAAAAACTATTAACAAAGTATGATATTGTTTTAACTGGACACTTCCATCACAAATCAACAGATGGTAATATTACCTATGTTGGTACGCCTTATGAAATGACATGGGCAGATTGGAACGACCCAAAAGGTTTTCACATCTTTGATACCGATAGTCGTGAATTATCTTTTGTTCAAAACCCATTCTCTATGTTTCATAAAATAAACTATGATGATGGGTCAAAAACATTTGAAGATTGGAAAGAGTTCGACTTTGCCAAATTAAAAGAATGTTATGTTAAAGTTGTGGTATTAAACAAACAGAATCCTTATTTGTTTGACCATGTTGTTGATAACTTATATAAGGCCGGTGTTTCTGACTTATCAATCGTTGAAGATTTTACCGATACTTTAATTGATAATGACCAAGACATTATTGACCAAGCGGAAGATACAATGACAATTCTTTCTAAGTATATTGATAATCTTTCACTTGATGTTGAACCTGAAAAACTTAAAATACTAATGCGTGAACTATATGTTGAAGCATTGAATACTGAAGTGGCTGAATGATAATATTTCGATATGTTCGTTGGAAAAATTTACTAAGCACCGGCAATTACTTTACAGAGATTAACCTATCAGGTAACTCTAACACATTAGTTGTTGGTGAGAATGGTTCAGGAAAAAGCACGATGCTCGATGCGTTGTGCTTTGGTCTATTTGGCAAACCGTTTCGTGATATCAACAAACCGCAGTTGTTGAATTCAATCAATAACAAAGATTGTGTTGTTGAGGTTGAGTTTGACACAGGTAATAAATCATACAAGATTATAAGAGGTATTAAACCTAACATCTTTGAAATTTATTGCAATGGTGAACTTGTCAATCAAGAAGCCGCAAGTAGAGACTATCAAGAATACCTAGAGAAATTTATTCTCAAATTAAATTACAAATCATTCACACAGATTGTAATTCTAGGTTCAGCATCATTTACTCCTTTCATGCAATTGAAAGCGGCAGACCGCAGAGATATCATTGAAGATTTGCTTGATATTCAAATCTTTTCTACCATGAACTCTTTGGTGAAAGACCGATTGAGTAATAACAAAGATTTGGTTGCAAATAGAAAACATGAAATTGATTTGAAGCAACAGAAATACGATATGCAGAAAAAACATATCGATGAACTCAAACAAAATAATGATGAAAAGGTAAAAGAATATGATACAGAGATTCAATGTCATAGCGATACCGTATCCGACTTATTGGCAAATGTTACCGTCCTTACAACTGAAGTCACAACTCTCCAAACCTATGTGGAAACTAAAATTGAAACGGAGAGTAAGGTCAAGAAGATTACAAAACTTGAATCGCAAATTGAAAGCAACTTATCCAAATTTCGCAAGGATATCGGTTTCTTTCAATCGCATGATAATTGTCCAACATGTAGGCAAACCATTGCCATGGAGTTTAAAGAAGAAGAACTTACCAATCTCTCCGGTAAAGTATCTGAGTGCGAACACGGTCTCAAGCAATTAGAAGAAAAACTAAATGCAGAACAAGAAAAACTAAATGAGATTTCAGAAAAACAAAAAGAACTCAATACAAAACAAGTTGAAATTGCCACATTGAATACGACAATCACAGAAACAAACAAGATGATTGCTCGACTGACAAAGTTGGCAGAAGAATTGAAGAACTCTAAAACGGTATCTGACAAAGAAGAAAAAGAATTAAGCGACATAAAAGAGTGCTTAACTAACTTAAAGAACGATTTAAGAGTGCTTATCGATGAGAGAACTTATTATGAAGTTGCCGGTAATCTGTTGAAAGATACAGGCATTAAAACAAAGATTGTCAAACAGTATTTACCTGTCATCAACAAATTGGTGAACAAGTATCTTGCTTCGTTAGATTTTTTTGTGAACTTCAATTTGGATGAATCATTTAAAGAAACAATCAAATCTCGCCACAGAGATGAGTTTACATACAATAACTTTTCTGAAGGTGAGAAACAACGAATTGATATGGCATTGATGCTAACATGGCGTGCAGTTGCCAAGTTAAAGAATTCATCAAATACTAATTTGTTGATTTTGGATGAAACATTCGATTCTTCATTAGATGCCAATGGCACAGAAGAACTAATGAAAATCCTACATATGTTAGAAGGTGTAAACCTATTTGTGATTTCACACAAAGGTGATATACTGCAAGATAAATTTGCAAATGTCATTCGGTTTGTGAAAGAGAAAAACTTTTCAAGGATAATGAAATGAGTGAAACTTTAGTAATTGATACAGGTGCGACACTATCGACACCATCACAACAAGTTCGTGTTGAACCTTTGCCGTTGTATGATGAAAATCATCCAATGTTGAAAGTTCAAGTTCCCGAATACAAACATAACTTACCAAACCCACTAATGGATTTGTTAGTTAAACGCCTAAAAATGACCATGAAACTTTATGGTGGCATCGGACTGTCGGCAAATCAATGTGGTGTCTTTGAAAGAGTATTTGTTATCGGTACAGACCAATTTCAAATTGCATGTATCAACCCTCGCATTGTAGGTAAATCACCCTCAACAATTAAAGAGAGTGAAGGTTGCCTCTCTTATCCTGGTTTGTATGTTAAGATTGACAGACCAGATTGGGTTGAAGTTGAATTTACCGATGAATCAGGTGAACTAAAACAGATGCGATTAGAAGGTGTAACTGCAAGATGTTTTCAACATGAACTAGACCATATGGATGGAATTCGTATGACTGACCATGTAGGTCCTGTTGCATTACAAATGGCAAGAAAAAAACAAGAGAAGATTATTAAGAAAATTGTTCGTCATAAGAAAAAATGAAATTAACGATTACTCGCCTGCGAAGCGGCACAAATTATAAAACTCCACTCCATGATATCATGGATTCTTTTTATGAGTTATACAAAGAGTATATCTCTAAGAATCCACAACACACTTATGGTGTGTGTAACTTTGGATGGGGTGCAGCCAATCGTAAAAAGTTGGATGACATTGTTGATGCCGATGTTATTCTCATTCCAAGTGAGAATGAATTCTTCCAACATATCAAAGGTTATGTTGACCCAAGACACAAAGAAAGGTCTGACGAATTCATTCATCAAATTGGTGAACATCTCTCCAACAAACATGTCATTCTAATGCGTAGTGACCGTGCCGATAATGAAGAACTCTATCGCACAAGAACTTTCAAAGACCAGACTATCGGTAAGTTTTCTATCTTTGATGAGATGGATTTACCTGGTGGTCTCCACGGCATGAAGTATCATTTCATTAAAGAAAATATGCCGATGCGATTGTTTGAATCTGAAAGAGAATTTGATTTCATTTATTGGGGTTGTGATAAACGCAAACTCATTGATAACATTGAATCGGGTGACGAAAGACACCTAGTTTTCAAACGAATTAAAAAAGAAGGCAAGTTGAAGTCATACTTTATTGGCAAATATAACTCAATTGTGCCTGACAAGAAGATAGATTCGATGTATAATCTATTAAATGATTTAACTGGTGCAAAATCGACTCTCTGTTTTAATTGGTTGGATCCTGCCGCCACGACAAGTAGATACCACGAAGCCATTGCCTGCGGTATTCTTCCATTTGTTTGGAAGAACTATGATTGTAATAATACACTTGTAGCTGACCAATGGCAGAGAGTTGAATCAGTTGAAGAACTGTATGAAAAAATGCAGGATGCAGATAAGATGTTTCCTGCGATTGAAGATTATTATGTCCGTAATACAATGAAACCCAAATCATGGTACTACGAAAACTTTGAAAATAGAATGAATGAGATATTGAATGGCGTATAGTTTTGACCCGAAAGATGATGTTGAAGCCCAATGGCAGAAGTGGTCTGATTCTGGTATTGAATTTACAGATGTTGACCCTGGTAAGTTGCGTGAACAAACAATCAATGAGTTGACCTATGTGTCAGCAATGGATGTTCGTGAATACACTCTGTTCCAAAAATGGTGTGAGGTTCAAGACAAATACCCTACAATTACAGTTAATGATTTATGGGAAGGCGAGACAAAGGTTCTTGCAGATGAGAAACAACGCCGTGCAATTGCAGAAGTCAAATCAAACTTTTGGATACAAAAAGACCCTGATGACTATCTCAAATTAGAACCTGAATTAGTATATACAAACAAAGAAGAAGATTTGCCTGAGTTGTGGAATACAATACGAACATTTTCATCCACAATGAAAAACAATTCAAACATTGGCAGAAATCTCAATTTTGTTGTGAGAGATAAACCTACTAAGAAGTACCTTGGTGTTATTTGTATTTCATCCGACTTTCTTGATTTGACACCAAGAGATAACTTTATCGGCTGGTCAAGAGAAATCAAAACGCAAGGTGCAATGATTAACCATACTGCAATCGGTTCTACAATTGTGCCATTGCAACCACTTGGTTTTAATTATGTGGGTGGTAAGTTACTTGCATTATTGTGTTTATCTGACCCTGTGCAAGAGTTGTGGGAAAAACTGTATGGTGATAAACTCGTTTCAGTAACGACCACTTCACTTTATGGTAAAACTAAGGCGGGTGGTTTGTCACAATATGACAACCTTGATTATTGGCAACCTATGGGATTTACCTCAGGTTCTGTATCATTTGAACCATTGAAAGACACCCGTTATCTAATCAGAGAATGGTTGAAGAAGAATCACACAAGAAAATACTTTGAGTGGTATGTGGCGAAAAAACCTAGTGGTCAACCTCATAAAAGAGACCACAAGAATCGTTCATTGAATTTTGCATATTCACAATTAGAAATACCTAAAGAATTAATTCGTAGTGAACATGCCCGTGGCATTTACTACACACCACTTTACGATAAGTCTTGTGATTTTCTCCGTAAAGAATGTGAAGTAAAAGACTTGACAAAATCATTTGATACAAGTGTTGAACATTTGGTGAATATTTGGAAACAGAAACATGCCAAACCTCGTATCAAACAACTTGCGAAAAAGAATAATGTATCTACCGAATCTTTGTTCTATGATGACCTTATATACCTAACTTGGGAACAGGCAAAAGCGAAATATTTGCCTCAAGTAGGTCGATAAAACACTTGACAAAGCATAAGTAATAGTGTAAGATGTCCTTAATGCGGTGAGTCCGAGACACCCTACCCCCGTAGGCAGATAGGTTTAACTCCTATGAACCGCTCCAAATACTTGTTCCGACTGACTTTCCGACTGTTGTTTTTATACAACACAGCTGGTTGACAGTTCGGAATACCTATGATATAATATAGTGTATAGTGACAAAAGGACATTACATGCTATTTACTGCTGAACAAAAATCTCAATTAGCCAAACTAATGGCGACCGAGAATCTTACGGTTGAACACCAAAAGATTAAAACCGCTCGATTCGACCCTCAGAATCGTGTCCTGTATCTCCCAATCTGGCAAAATATGACTGGCGCTCTTTATGACCTGCTTTGCGGGCATGAAGTTGGTCACGCTCTTTATACACCTGCTACTGGTTGGCATGATGCGGTTGTAGATGAATCAAAAGGCAAACACTACAAATCTTTTTTGAATGTGGTCGAAGATGCCCGCATTGAGAAAAAAGTAAAACGCAAATATCCTGGTTTGACAAAACAATTCAAAGATGCTTATTCTGAATTGATGAACCGAGACTTTTTCGGTTTGCGTAACCGTGATATCAACAAAATGGCATTTATTGAGAGGTTGAATCTTTTCACCAAATCTCAATACACCATGCCTATTGAATTCTCTGCTCAAGAAGAAATTCTAGTCAAAAAAGTCCAATCATGTGAAACTTGGGAAGATGTTGTTCGCCTTACGGATGAAATTTATGAGTATTCAAAAGGTGAACAACATGAAATGGCAGTAGAAGAATACCAATCATTTGATTATTCGGATGAATACGGTGATGGTGACTATGATTACGATTATGATTCGGATGAATACGGTGATGAACCAGAAGAATCCGATGTAAAATCTAAATCACAATCTAAGTCCGAAGATTCGGAAGAAGAAATGGATAGTGATAATGATGGCGATGGTAACGGTGAAGAAACCGAAAAACAATCTAAATCAAAATCGCAAAATGGTGAAGATGCACAAGGCGAAGATACTGAAGAAAATGAAGATAAACAACCTAATAGCGTATTCGACCGATACAAAGATTCTGCACCTGCAAGCCGTGATATGTTTGAACCGAGATGTGAAACGGATGATAACTATCGCCACAACGAAATGCAATTGCTTGATGAAAAGTGTAAAGAGTATGTGTATGTCACATTACCAAAACCTATTTTGTCAAACATTATTACACCTGCAAAACGGGTGCAAGAACAATTGACGGTGCATTATGCAAAAGAAGTTACTGAAGGTTATATCTCTAATGAAAAAGTGAAGTCTTGGGTCAATGAATTCAAAACCAAGAATGAAAGATATATTGGTCTACTTGCAAAAGAATTTGAAATGCGTAAAGCGGCAAAAGCTTTTAGTAAATCAAAACTGTCCGATACGGGTGATATCGATATCAACAAATTGGCATCATATCGATTTGATGACAATATCTTCCGCAAAGTAATGTTGACACCAAAAGGTAAAAGTCACGGTTTGGTTCTGTTGCTCGATAAGTCTGGTTCTATGTCAAACAACATGGCAGGTTCAATTGAACAGATTTTGGTTCTTGCCATGTTCTGTCGCAAAGTGAATATTCCTTTTGTTGTGTATGGTTTCGGTGATTCGATTGAATCGAAATTTCAAGACCTTGGTTTGACAACCTACGAACAACAATCTAATTACAGACAACGAAACCACCCTTGTTTTGATTTGAAACAAAAAACTTTGGCACTTGACCATATTTACTTGCGTGAATATATCAACAACAAAATGACCAATGCAGAATTTAATGCCGCTTTGCGTAATATGATTATGTTGAAGAAATCATTTGAAGGTGGTCGTTACATCGGTCCTTGTGGTCGTCCTGAAAGTGAACACCTTTCAAATACACCTTTGAATCAGGCTATTGTTGCTACTGCCGAAGTGATGAAAAAATTCAAAACTTCAAACAACCTTGATATGACAAGTTTGGTAATTGTCCACGATGGTGATGCCGACTGGACTAACTATTATTCTTGCAATAAAGAAGTTACAGACCGTGATGACAAACCATATACGACATTGGGTGTAAGTAGTATCGACACTTACAATTACAATTTCTTCTTGCGTGATAACGAACACAAGTTTGAAAAGAAGATGGGTAATGTCAGAAACTCCGAAACAATGACACACTTGTTGCTTGATTGGTTTAGAAAAACAACTGGTGCAAAAGTTTTTGGTTTCTTCTTAGTACCTGATAGTCGTCCTGCTTGGGTTCGTAGTATCATTAATGGTCGTTATGTCCTTGAAGATGGCAAAACATATGCACAGAGATGGGAAGAATGTCGTAAAGACCCAAGTCGTTGGCAAGAACAGTATGCTATTGACCAAAAGGTTAAAGATATTGCAAAACAATTCAAAGCTGATAAGTACCTTGTATCCAACACACCTGGTTTCAATTCATTCTTCTTGGTATCAGGTGGTGATGACCTGAAAACTGAAAGTGATGAAATTGAAATTGAAGGTAAAGTGACCTCAAGCAAACTTAAAAATGCTTTTATGAAAATGAATAAAAAGAAAGCAGTGAACCGTGTTTTGGTTTCCAAATTCATTCAAGGTATTGCTGCCTAAGTGTTGTTTTTGTGCAACATGGCTGGTTGACAGTTCAATTCAGCCATGTTATAATTGATGTATAAATTGTGAAGGAGTTTTTTATATTATGACTAAGCGTGCCGAAATTCGTGAAAAGTTTATCAATGCAGTTATTGCTCTCGGTAAACCTACTGTAACAACCGATGAGATTAAAGAAATTTGCAGTAAATCAAATATTGCTCATCCTTATTGGTTTACTAATGATGATGCAAACCGTGTGAAGCGTGGTGTGTATAAAGTACCTGGTTCTGCCTCTATTGCACAACCCGTTCAAACCATTGCATTACAAGCACAGGTAGTTCCTATGACCAAACCAGTTGAAAAATCAAATCATAAAATTCAAAATGTTCAAACTGATTTGGACAATACTAACCTAGTTCCCAATGTTTACAAAAATTATGTACCATTTGGTAACTTTGATGATGTTCTTTCAATCGTTCAATCGATGCGTTTCTTTCCTGTTTTCGTTTCTGGTCATTCTGGTAATGGTAAAACAATGTCTATTGAACAGGCATGTGCCAAGGCAAAACGAAAATTCGTTTGCGTATCAATGACACCTGAAACCGATGAGAGTGACCTACTTGGTAACTATGTTCTTATCGATGGTAATATGGAATGGCGTGATGGTCCTGTGACCACTGCTGCACGACAAGGTGCCGTTTTGTGTATCGATGAGATTGATTATGGTGCTCAAAACCTTTCCTCTTTGCAACGGGTTCTTGAAGGTAAACCTTTCATGCTCAAAAAGAAAGGTGAAGTAATTGCACCTGCACCTGGTTTTACTGTGTTTGCTACTGCGAATACAAAAGGTAAAGGTTCTGATGATGGTCGTTACATGTTTACGAATGTGCTTAACGAAGCATTCCTCGAAAGATTCCGCACCACAATGGAACAAGAATTCCCTCCTGTTAAGACTGAGCGGAAGATTATCGAAAAAGAATTGACCTCTGTTGGTCGTGCTGATGATGATTTCGCCGAGAAACTTGTTACATGGGCTGATGTAATTCGTAAAACATTCAATGATGGCGGTTGTGATGAAGTGATTTCTACTCGCCGCCTTGTGCATATTGTTGAAACATACGGCATCTTTGGTGATAAAATGAAGGCAATTACTTTGTGTTTGAATCGTTTTGATGATGACACCAAGGCATCATTTATTGATTTGTATACCAAAGTTGATGCAGGTGCTTCTGCCGAACAATTACTCGCACCTGTAATTGAACCTGAAGTACCTGAAACTGAAAACAAAGACGAAATTCCTTTCTAATAGTAGTTCGGCACTTCTCCCACAGGTAAGACTGTGGGAGTTTTTTATTCTTTACCTGTATAAGTGTTGACAACCTCGTTTCAATCTGATACAATGATTCTAATTTGAGAGAACGGTCTCCTCTCAAATATTTTTTAATCGTGAGACCATTTTATGGAGTATTTTGTAATGTCTACCAAATCTAAAATCCTTGCTTATCTTTCTAAAGATAGTGAATACAACACCTTGACCGCTCAGAAGATGCAGTCTGTTTTTGGTGTTGCTAATCCTTCTGCAACCATTAATGAGTTGCGTAATGAAGGTCACGCTATTTACTTGAATAGCCGCATCAACGCAAACGGCGAGAAAGTTTCTTTCTATCGCCTTGGCACTCCTACTAAGCGCATGGTCGCTGCAGGTATTGCCGCAATTCGTTCACAAGGTGAGCGTGCTTTTGCCTAATTTTAAGGCTTAAAGCAATGAGGAAGTGATACATATAGGTACCACTTCCTCTTTTTCGTTTATGGAGTTGTCATGGAAATCAAAGTTGAATTAGAAAAATTAAGAAAAAATAAGCTGTTTATTGCTACACCGATGTATGGTGGCATGGCACATGGTTTGTATATCAAATCAAGCCTCGACTTACAGACAACAATGAACAAGTATGGAATCGAAACCAAGTTTTCATTCCTGTTCAATGAATCACTTATTACACGAGCAAGAAACTACCTAGTCGATGAGTTTCTTCGTTCAGACCACACACACTTACTTTTTATCGATTCGGACATTCACTACAATCCACAAGATGTTCTTGCTTTAATGGCATTGGACAAAGATGTGATTGGTGGTCCTTATCCTAAAAAATCAATCAATTGGGGTAATGTTGCACAAGCTGCCCGTTCTCAACCAAATATGGAGCCAAGAGAACTTGAACAATTAGTTGGCGAATATGTTTTCAATGTCGTAAAAGGCACAAAACAATTTACTGTTACAGACCCACTTGAAGTCATGGAAATCGGCACAGGTTTTATGATGGTTAAACGGGAAGTATTTGAAAAAATGGAAAAACAATATCCAATGATTCGATACAAACCAGACCATGTTGGACAGGCCAATTTCGATGGTACAAGATACATTCATGCATACTTTGATACAGTAATCGACACTAAAGAATCTATCGTTGGAGGTGGTTCTGACAGATATCTGAGTGAAGATTATATGTTCTGTCAAATGTGGCGCAAAATGGGTGGTCAAATCTATTTGTGTCCATGGATGAAAACACAACATATCGGTACTTACGCATTTACTGGTAATATGCCGGCAGTTGCACAATACACAGGCAAGCTATGAACGAAAACGACCTAGTTAAAGCAAGTCAAACTGCTACAACCGGAGGTCGTAAGTTCGATGGTGGTAAATTGCGATATGGTTTACTACCACCACTTGCATTGAAGGCTACTGTTGATGTATTGACCTTTGGTGCGGAAAAGTATGAACCTGATAACTGGAAAAATGTTCCTGATTCCAAACGCCGTTATTTTGATGCCATGCAAAGGCATCTATGGGCATGGAAAGAAGGAGAACAAGATGACCCAGAATCAGGTAGACACCACTTAGCACATGCTCTTTGTTGCCTCATGTTTCTGTATGAACATGATATACTGTATTCCGTTGATAAATCTTAATTATGAGGTATTAAATGAAACTATCAAATGAAACATTGTCCGTATTGAAGAACTTTGGAACAATCAACCAAGGTATCTTCTTTAAACAAGGCAAGACACTTAAAACTGTCTCGTCACATAAAAACATTCTTGCTGAAGTCACAATCAAGGAAGAAATTCCTGCTGACTTTGGTGTTTATGACCTAAACAATTTCTTGTCGGTTGTATCTCTACACAAAGACGACCCATCTTTTGAGTTCGATGAGAAACATGTTGTAATCGTTGGTAACAAAGGTCGCAGTAAGATTAAATATCGATTCTGTGAACCAACAATGATTGTTACTCCTCCTGAGAAACAATTCGTAATGCCTGATGCAGAAATTACTTTCACGCTTTCATCGGAAGATTTTGATTGGGTTCTTCGTGCCGCTTCTGTTCTTTCTTCACCACATATTGCAATTGAATCTGATGGTAAAAAAGTTAGTATCGTTACACTAGACTTGCAAAATGATTCTGCTCACACCGATGCACTTGAAATTGCAGATGGTAATGGTAACAAGTTTAAGATGATTTTTAAAACTGAGAACCTAACTAAAGTGATGCCAGGTTCATATGAGGTTCGTATTTCTTCAAAAGGTGTATCACACTTTAAGAACAAAAATGTTCCACTCCAGTATTATATTTCTACTGAAGCAGGCTCTAAGTTTGAGGCATCCTAATGTTGATATGGTTCACTAACAGTTATGGAAAACAAGTCGCAATCGATAATCGCCATGTGACAAGTGTTTACGAAACAGATTCCAATACAGTTGTTGAAACACTTAAAGGTTCGATTCAATTGAAAGAACCAATTCTTGATGTTGTTGCTCGATTGAACACATCAAATTAAATTATGATTTTTGTGAAAGGTTTATATTATGGAACATCTGTTATGGACAGAGAAGTATCGTCCAAAAACAATCGAGGAGTGTATTCTTCCTGAAAGACTTAAAAAGCCTTTCCAAGAATATGTAAACCAACAAAGCATACCCAATCTCTTGCTGAGTGGCGGTGCAGGTGTAGGTAAAACTACTGTTGCAAAAGCCATGTGCAATGAGATTGGTTGTGACTTTATGGTCATCAATGGTTCTGATGAATCTGGTATCGATACATTTCGTACCAAGATTAAGAACTATGCTTCATCAATGTCGTTGTCTGGTGGTCGCAAGGTCATCATTATTGACGAAGCAGACTATCTAAATCCAAACTCAACACAACCGGCACTTCGTAATGCGATTGAAGAATTCGCACCGAACTGTTCGTTCATCTTTACTTGTAACTATAAGAATCGAATCATTGAACCACTCCATTCACGGTGTGCAGTAATTGATTTTGGTTTGAAGAATGGTGAGAAGGCTAAGATGGCATCTGCATTTTTTAAACGAATTCAGATGATTTTGCAAAGTGAAAAAGTTGACTCGGATGACAAGGTTCTTGCTGAACTTGTAAAGAAACATTTTCCAGACTTTCGCCGTGTTCTAAATGAACTTCAACGATACTCACAGTTTGGTAAGATTGATACTGGCATCCTTGCACAAATCGGAGATGTATCAATTACGGAGATTGTAAAGTATGTCTCCTCTAAAGACTTTGGTGCAATTCGTAAGTGGGTCGCATCAAATGAGATTGATAGTAATACATTGTTTCGTAAGTTATATGATGCATTGTATGATACAATGAAACCCACATCAATTCCACAAGCAGTTTTGATTCTTGCAGATTATCAATACAAGGCTGCCTTTGTTGCAGACCAAGAAATCAATACTGTCGCTTGCTTGACTGAGTTGATGGTGAATTGTGAGTTTGTATGAATGACATATTTAACGGAATATTCGAATGGATAAAAGATGATTGGCAGTCTAATCGTTGGCGTTTTATTGTTGAACTTGTTGCTTGGGCTATTAGCATTGGCTGTAGTATTACGATGGCTCTTACGGTACCGAACCCTCCGTTACTTGTTCTTTATCCTATTTGGATTATTGGGTGTGCTTTGTATGCTTGGGCTGCTTATACTCGGAAATCATTTGGCCTCC